TAGTTCAGAAGCATCCTGTCTGGATAGGCTTGGTTTCACATTTGAGAAAAGCTGCGAGTGGTGGTAAATCATTCGAAGAAGGTAAAATGCCGAGTCTTGATGATATCAAAGGTTCAGGTTCAATTAAGCAAATAAGTTATGATGTTGTCGCATTCGCAAGAAACATGGCCGCATCATCAGAGAAAGAAAGAAATACAGTTAAAATGTCAGTTCTTAAAGCAAGAACGACAGGGCAAACCGGACCTGTGAGAGGTTTGTTTTATCAACATGAACAGGGCAGGATGGTTGAAGAACCATTGGAAGATAGTTTTGAAGTACTTTAGAAAGGGAAAATAATGACAAAAGAAGAGTTACCTAAAATAAACACACCATGGTCGTCTGTGGGGTATTTGACCTACAAACGAACATATGCAAGACCACTTGATGACGAAACAATAGAGGAGTTTCAAGATACTGTTTTACGTGTGATTAATGCTTGCGATGAGCAGTTGGGTTGTAATTTCACAAAAGATGAAGAATATCGCTTGGCTGAGTATCTGCTCGGTCTTAAATGTTCAGTGGCGGGTCGCTTTTTGTGGCAGTTGGGTACAGACACAGTGAGCCGACTGGGCTTGGCATCTCTGCAAAATTGTGCATTCACGGTGATTGATGATCCCATACGTCCATTCACATGGGCTATGGACATGCTTGCATTAGGCTCGGGAGTTGGTTTCAATATTCAAAGAGAGCATGTGGATAAAATACCTGCTGTCAAGGATTGGTTCAGACCGCCCACGAGAGTTGACAATGGTGGTGCAGACTATATTGTTCCCGATTCAAGAGAAGGTTGGGTAAGACTTTTAGGCAAGACACTGAAGTCTGCATTTCTGAGTGATAGTGAGGAGAAAGGTACATTCACGTATTCAACACAAGCTATTAGAGGCAGAGGCGCACCGATCAAAGGTTTTGGCGGTGTGGCGAGTGGACCGGAGGATCTTGTATGGGGTATCAATAAGATTGCGGAAATTATTCAAAAGAGAAGTGGTCGTAAGCTCAGACCCATTGATGCTTTGGATATAATGAATGTGATCGGTCACATCATTGTCGCAGGTAATGTCAGACGTTCAGCACAAATAGCCATAGGCGATCCGGATGATATTGAGTATCTACTTGCCAAGAGATGGGATTTGGGTAATATACCTTCATACCGTGCGATGTCAAATAACTCGGTTGTGTGTAGTAATATATCCGATTTACATGAGTATTTCTGGGACGGCTATGAAGGCAAAGGCGAACCATATGGCTTGATTAACTTAGAGTTATCTCGTAAAATCGGAAGACTTGGTGAAACACAGTATTCTGATCCTGAAGTTATGGGATATAACCCTTGTGCTGAGCAATCATTAGCTCCATACGAGACATGCTGTCTGGCTGAAGTGTTCTTACCTAACGTGAACAGTGAAGAGGAATTCCTTGATATCCTTGAACTTTTATATAGGATTAATAAACATTCCTTGTTACTTCCTTCACACAATAAAGAAACTGAGCATATAGTACACAAGAATATGCGCATGGGTATAGGTCTCACAGGTATTCTCCAAGCTTCCGAGGAACAAAATTCTTGGATGAATGCGGGATATAAGTATCTAAGATCTTTCGATGATATATATTCAGAAGATAATGGTATGAATAAGTCTATAAAGCTTACCACCGTAAAACCTTCAGGAACTTTATCATTGCTTCCGGGTGTTACTCCAGGTATACATCCTGGATATGCTCATTTTATGTATCGTAGAATCCGTATAGCCTCTTCACATTCGCTTGTTGAGACGTGTAAGGCGCATGGGTATCCTATTGAATATGTGAGAAATTTTGATAACTCTGAAGACTATAACACTGTGGTTGTGACGTTCCCTTTCAGTTACCCCAAAGGTACTAAAGTGGCTGCCGAGATGACTGCGATAAGCCAACTCAGAGAAGTTTATAGACTTCAAAGAGATTGGTCGGACAATAGTGTAAGTTGTACTGTGTATTACCGTAAAGAAGAGCTTCCGGAAATCAGAAAATATTTGGAGGAAAACTATGTGGAGAATCATAAATCTTTATCCTTCTTATTACATTCAGATCATGGGTTCGCGCAAGCACCGTATGAAGAAGTTAGTGAAGAAGACTTCACTAAGCTTGTGGCCACCACAAGTCAAATAACGAGTATCACATCAAATCTGGATTTCAATTCCGATGATGAATGTGCTTCGGGCGCTTGTCCGGTACGATAATAACTTGGGCAATGTCCTCTAACAAAGGCATTTAAGGGACGAAATGACAGATAATAAAAAATTTAAACTTGAATTGGCGATGGTATTAAGTAACAATGGGATAGATGGGAGATTGAATATTCCCGATTATATACTTGCCAAACATCTTTTCAATCATTTGAAAAACATTGAAGACATGAACAACCTAAACAATCTACATCAAAATTTATTACCAATATTGGAGATAATGAAGTAATGGACAATATAATGTTCAGCAGTGAACTTTCGGATTTGCTCAGTAAATACGGGATTGATAAAGAAACAAAAACCTTGGATATATTTTTGGCCAATTATGTTATAAATCAATTACATGCGTTCAGAGATCTTAACGACAGGATTACATTGCACAAAATACTTGAACCTTCTTTGGAGACATTGAACTATGAGTGAAGCTGTTTTGGAAATATTGAGAGGCAATGCTCATCAGAGACGTGTACAGCTCAGAGCCTTGAAAAGAAAATATGAAATGGTAGAACAGTACAGCTGGTACACTTATGCTTATACATGTATCGGTTTACGTGAAAAAGAGTATCTTATATGATATCAACCAATAGGAAAAATGATGAATAGTGATGAAGTCTTTGAAGCACTTGAGCTGATCGCCTCAAATCCGAGTAAACTTTATAAAATAGATTTATTGAAAGAGTTTCTGGAGGATAATACTTTTAAAAATATTATTATACTAGCTTATAATCCGTTCATAACGTTCGGAGTTAAAAGTAAGACGATAACTATATCTCATACAGGGGACAAAGTATTCAATGATCAGATATATAATATGTTTGACAAGTTGAGTACAAGAGCTTTGACAGGCAATGCCGCTCGAGAAGAAATATTTTATCAAATGTCTCTAATGAGTCCCGAATCTCAAAGATTATTCAATAGAGTTTTGGATAAAAATCTTGAGGCGGGATTCGATGTCAAATCGATAAATAAAGCTTGTAAGGGATTAATACCTGAATTTGCTTATATGCGATGTTCATTACCCAAAGATTCCGATCCATCAAAATGGGAGTGGGATGCGACACACTATTCTCAAGAAAAGGCCGATGGACTGTTCATCAATATAACTTATCTTTCGAATGGCTCGATAACTTACAATACTCGAAAGGGTCAGGAGTTTCCGATTTGGGAACTCTATGATTTGGCTCGTGAAGCTCGAATGCATTTGATCTCAAATCACCAATATCACGGTGAAATGTTGGTCACTCGCAACGGTGAAATCTTGTCCAGAAAAGAGGGTAATGGTGTCCTGAACAGTATTCTTAAGGGTGGTGTGTTCGGAGAAGGTGAAAAACCTCTGGTCAAGCTTTGGGATATTATTCCGATGGATGTATTGTCAGGACAAAAAAGATCAAACATTTATACCACAAGGTATAATAGTTTGGTAATATTGTTGGAAGGTGCGAGCGATTTCATTAAGATCATCGAGACTGAAACAGTTAAGTCATTGGATGAAGCGAGAAACCATTACAGTAAAATGCGTCTTGAGGGTAAAGAAGGTACAATCCTTAAAAGAAACACAGGTATTTGGAAGAACGGTACATCCAAAGATCAGGTCAAATTTAAGGATGAAAAAGTTGCTGACTTGATAATATTGGCTCAAAACGAAGGGACGGGCAAAAATAAAGAGACATTCGGATCTCTACTTTGTTCATCCGAAGATGGGTTATTGTTGGTTTCTGTGTCGGGTTTCACCGATGAAAAAAGAAAAGAAATATACGATAATTGGAGTACATGGGAAGGGCTGATAATTCATGTGAAGTATAATGAATTGATACATGATATTAACGGTGACTACTCTCTATTCTTACCAAGATTTGATGGTATCGCTTTCGACAAAAGTCATGCAGATGATTTGGGAAGAATAATTAAGGAAAATGAATGAAAAGAGAGAAAACTACGCCGATCGTCGGAGAGACATGGTTGACCAGATATGGTATACATATCTCAATAATCAGACAATTCGAAGACGGTACTTTGAGAGGTCTTGATGAAAGAAAGACAATACATAAATTTTATCAAGATGGTTCTTATCTTGGACCGACCTATATACACAGCTTAGATCTTATAAATAAGCTGTAACAACTGACCCTCTTCGGAGGGTCTTTATTTTTGATGAGGAGAGTGAAGTGATAGCAATAAAGAGTGCAATAGATAGAATTGATACATTGGAGGCTAAGAAAAATAGTATTAACGTCCTTTTAAAATCGGTAAAAGCTTGTAGTGGTAAGTTATTTGTTCAAACAAGCAACTGTCATTCTGAATCTTTCCCCTTGACTCATGTCCAGATTCTTATACATTTTATCGAAAAGAATATGGCGGATATTGATGATGAACTTATGCCTTTGAGAGAGAAACTGAACATCTTGGAGAGACTGTTATGAACGAGATTGATTGTGTGGTGTTCGGGGTCGATATGACCGTCGAATTTGAATGGGAAAGCGGTGGTGGAGACGGTTGGCATGAACCTTGTTATCCCGACAATGTCGTCGTACACTCCGTGAAGTACCATGAGTTGGACTTTATTGAGTATAATGTGTTGGATCAAAAGACCTTGGAGGATATTGAGCAATCAATAATCGATTCAAGAAATGATGAAATAGACCCCTATCGAGATTATAATGATTAATAAAATTATTCTAAAGTTTTATAAGAAACATTGTGAAAAATGTAAATATAAGGCTAGTGACAAATTGTGTGATGGATTGGCAAAGAAACTCAAATATCCGATTAACTGTTTACTATTTAAGAAATTATGAAAATACTTATTATTGTGGAAGACTTGAGCACACTCACCGATGACGGTACCATCAACTACCGAAATATCGAATTGACTTTAACCCCCGATCAGAAGGAACAAATTCAACTATCAGAATATGAGAATATTCTTAGAATAAAACTGATTGATTGAGAAATCACTCCCCTGCGCCACAGGGTGAGATTTTGGGGAGACCCATGGTCATCGTATGGCGTGGAGAAAAACGTGTCGACTCGGGCTGTTCCGGTGTCGAGAAGTGGAAAATTTAACCGAAAATGAGGAATCGAAATGAAATTCAAAGCGGGTATGCAGTTCAAGTCCAATCGATCACATATGGTGATTGAAATTTTGAAGCGACAGAAGGACGGGTATTGGCACAGTAAAAAGGTGAACGGTTTGCCGAAAGCACATCGAGTGGCCGAATGTACTCTTTCACGTTGTTATGAGGTTATGTCATGAGCTTCAAGATTGAATATTGTCCAAAATGCCATAGGCATTATGGTTATTATCCAGATCGCAATATATTACGACCTTGTCCGAGATGTGGCTATCCTGAATTGAAAGAGGTTGTGTTATGATTGAGTGTTACTTTTGTACCTGCATCAATCATTATAAAGACGAACCATTTTGTAAACTGGACCAATGTATCGCCAATCAAACTGAATTGGACGAATATACACTTATAAGGCTGGAATACTTGAACAGAAATGATATAGAGTTTGTAATGGGAGGTGTGGAATGAATGAACAGGTATTGATGACATTCGGTAAACATAAAGGCTTACCTTTAGAATATATTGCTAAAGAGTACCCAGAATACCATAGGTGGGCGATAAAAAATGATGTTCACCCTATGTGTTCTATCAAAGCAGTGCCATTAACAATAAAACCAAGACCTGTTTGTACAGACAGGTTCAGTTATGGTTATGACCATTGTGAAATCTATGAATACGGGAGAAACTAATGATGATGAGTAAAGGAAGTAAACCGAGACCCATTCCGGATCGTAAAAAGTTTGAGGAGAATTGGGATAAGATTTTTAATGATAAGAAAAAAGAGGAGAAAAAATGAAATACAATGAGCTGATCGAAAGTCGTAAGATTATATTGAGGTTGGAACGTGATGTGTGGCACCTGAGGACCAATTTGAAATTCATGACGGTGGTCGCGGTTGTGGCGTCAGTGATCGTGGTCTCAGAAACCTTAATGAATATCTTGATGAAATGACAAACGAATATTATCAGAAAAATCGAGAGAAAATTCTGGCGGACAGGAAAATACGTTATCAAATAAAGAAAGATGAGTTGAATGCGAAGTCTCGAGAAGACAGGAAACTGAACCTTGAAGTCTATAGATTGGATGGAAGAGTCAGATATGAGATCCATCGAGAAAAGATTTTAACCAATAAAAAGATACGTTATTACATAAAGAAAAAAGAACTTGCGGAGTTGAAAAATGAGAAACAGTGATAAAGAACGAGAAGAAAAGCTTCATAAATTGACGCAATTCCATTTCGATAATACCCCTTTGGCAGATATTTTGACTGAGTATTATGATATGCTACATCAAGAGCTTGACAACCTTCCTGAAGAATTGTTCAATACAACATATAATGAAATGGAGATGTAAATGAGAAATGATATAATACACAAATTGGCGGAATGGGATACGGACAAGGCTTCAGAAAGCGACTTGAGAGAGATGTGGTGGGATAATGCTTATAGTCTCTATTCAGATATGAGTGATGAAGAGCTTCTTCGAGCGAGAGATGAGATGGAATCTAATGAAGAGGAAAAACAAAACGATGAGAGATTGATCGAAGATGAGTTCATGCGATGAGTGGAGAAAAGAGAGTGATACCGGGAATACCTCCCAAAAGAAAATATAAGTCGAAATGGATGCTCGGTTTCAGTTGTGCGAAAGCATTGACCGACATCGAGCATGTGGAAAGTCACAGAAACTATATCGGCTTACACCATAAACATAAAGGGTCAAATAAATGAGTTGGGAAGAATGGAAATGGTTCATCAAGCGGAGTTATACATATATGCAACCTGTGGGTTTCTTGGGACATCTGGTTTTTCTATGCAGATTCCCCTTTGCGGCTTACACCTATTATAATATCATTATTGAGGCGAAAGATGAATGAATTAAATGATACAAATAGTGTCTTCAGAGACGTGTTCTCCGATACGCAAATTTCGGGTCTGGTCGAGAGTGACGATTTGAAATATTTGGAGCTGGGGGATGATCATCCGAAGGACATTTATGACCTTTTGGACAACTTTCTGTAGTCCAGTTTTAACCCCGTTAACTTAACCCTATAATCAAAATGATGGGGACTGAGTTCACACGCCCACCGATGCGCAAAAATCGGTATCTTATATGATAACAATTCCGTTATCATATCTTTGAAAGATCGTTAATAAAAACGACTGTGTCTTAATCCAAGTGGATAATTAATCAAATTAATTTAATCTTTGGAGAATCATATGTCAGCATTAGAAATCAAACAAGTATTTACTGTCAACGGTATCAATTTCGACTCTAAAGCAGAAGCGACAAACTATCTGCGTAGACCTAAAATTGAAGCTGCATTTACCAAATTGGTAGGTACTGACAATAAAAGCTTAACTGATTGGCTGGTTGATAATCAAGAACAAGTTGAAATTGCATTCGATTCCGGTACTGTGAAGAGAGTTACCAAATCAGAATCAGCTAAACTTGCGAAAGCACTTGACGCTATTGTCGAAAGTGACAATAAAGCATTTGCGTTTATCATTGAAAATGTTGATGCAGTGAAAGACTCTTTCCGTTGGCCTTCCGTTAAAAGAATGACCGATGAAGAGAAAGCTGTCTCAGCTCGTAATACTTTGGTTGCCGCTTCAGGTAACGAAGAACTTGCTGAGTGGATCATTGCAAATAAAGACGCTGTCGTTGAAGCGTACCAAGCAGGTGTTGTTAAGCGCGAAGTAAGTCCTAAAGCTTCTGAAGCTTTGGCCAAATATCGTGCCGAAAAAGCCGCTGAGAAAGAAGC